AAAGAAGCAAAGAAAGAAGAAAATAATAATATTTGTTATTAGTTTTTACATAGAATGATGTAAATATATCACTATAGATCGCCACACGGCCCCCGCCGAAGGCGTCTGCCGAGAGCGATATAACTTCCCTATGTACGCTAGAAAATTTTATAAAAAAAATGGACATTAGGATAAGAAGCAGGAAAGACAATAGAGCAGGGTATGTAGTTGGAAAGGCAGGTAGCAAGTTGCTAGTTACATGGGATAAAGAAGACGGCGTATCCATAGTTAGTGAGAATGATGTAGTCGTACATGAAGACGCTTGTATGATAGCGGCAATGTGCGATTTGATGTGTAATTTTCAAAGAGAGGAAGAATAGCGAAATTTTCAAAAAAATTTTTCGCTAAAGCGAAATACTATGTGGAAAGATTACGTGTTGTTGATAGTTCTGTATGCAGTTGGAGTGTATGCAGGATATAGATTAGGCATTTATCAATGCGTTAAAGATGTATAACGAATACTTAAAGGATAAAGCGAATAAAGAGTGACCCTCATATAATTATTTATTTACCCAACGGGGGTATAGTTCCCCAACTTGCTATGCCCCCACATATCAAATTATGGAAAAAGAGATATTACTGCAGTATACCGATTTGGTTAAAGAAGAAAAGGAAATAAAGCACCGAATCAGTTTATTAGAGAGTGAGATAGATAAACTAGAGCGTCGTGTTGAGAGCATAAAGGTAGTAGTCAAGAGTGGAGACAAGAGACATATTGTTGAAGGCTACACAGAAGACCAACAAAGACTCCGAACCGAATTGATGGTAAAGAAGATGTTGTTATCACAACGGACGGCACTGCTAACTACACTTGATTATGAAATATCGGAGAAAGTAAACGAAGTTGAGATATATATAGCGTCTATTGAAGATTCATTCATGCGACGGCTAGTGAGTTTTAGAGTAGTAGATGGATTGAAGTGGGAGGAAGTCGCCGTAAAGATGGGTGGCAACAACACAGAAGATAGTGTGAAGAAAGCATTTTATCGTTTTGTGCGTTAAGTTGTCCTATATGTCACGAAAATACGTGATAATCTTTATAATGGCGAAGACATACGAGAGAAATTCTTGTGTGTCTTTGTATTTTTATGAATATTAGCGAATTACGAGCAAAAGAAGTTGAATACTGCAATAAGAACCCAGAATACTTCATAGACAAGTATGGTCACATTGAAGATAAGGATTCGGACGAACTAATACAGCCTTTTGTTATGTGGAAAGAACAAAGAGAAGCCCTAAACTCTATTAAGACCCACAAACTAAATGCGATATTAAAAGCCCGACAGTTGGGTTTCTCATGGTTAACACTTCATTACGGAGCGTCAGTTCTTTTGAACGCAGGAAACACAGTTATTGGTTTATCCCGTACAGAAGACGAAGCAAAGGAACTTGTAAGGCGTATGGCGGTAATATTCCGCTACGCTAACCCGTTGATAGCAGAAAAGGGAGCAGAACCGCAGGGTTGGAAAGATGGTTGGTTTGAATTTTCATCATTAGAGTTGAAAATACACTATCCTAACAAACCCGATTCGGTATTCAGGTGTTTTCCTAGTTCACCTAATGCGGCACGTTCGTTTACCGCTAACTTGATTATCTTTGACGAGTGGGCGTTTCAGCAATTCGCAGAAGAAATATTCACATCGGGTTTCCCAACTATCAACAGACCTAACGGCGGTCAAGTAGTTGGACTTTCCACAATAGAGCGTGGGAGTTTCTTTGAGAAGATATTCACAGACCCCGATAACAATTTCAATAAAATATTTATTCCGTGGTACGCAGACCCTAGACGAGACGAAGCATGGTACGAAGAAACTAAACGAGCAATGGGCGACCAAATGACCCGTGAGTACCCTGCAACCATAGAAGAAGCCTTAACAGTGCCAGGTGGTGCATTTTTCCCCGAAATTAAGCGTGATACACACGTTACAATCGAAGAAATGCACGGGCTTGTCCGTAATTATGTATGTATTGATTATGGACTTGATATGTTTTCGGCACATTGGATTCATGTTAATGACAAAGGGTTTGCACAAGTATACAGAGAATACGACTCACCCAACAAAACCATTGGAGAAGCGTGTGACATATTACTATCCATGTCAAGCGGAGAAAAGATAGATTTATACCTAGCACCGCCCGATTTGTGGAATAGGTCACAAGAAAGTGGTAAATCAAGGGCACTTATTTTCGCAGAGTTCGGAATATCCCTTACAAAGACCAATAACGACTTGGCCGCAGGGTGTTCATCTATGAAAGAGTGGTTTAGAACAGACGGAAAAAACCCTGCTAAATTGTCTATTTTGGACGGAAAAGCACCTAACCTATACAGATGTTTGCAGAAGATTCAAAAGGACAAGAAAAGGGAGAATGTGTACGCTAAAGACCCACATGATTTAACGCATGATGTTGATAGTTTGCGTTGCTTCTGCATTTTCTACATAAGAAGCCCAAAAATCGAGTTAAAAGAAAAGAAAATGAAGTGGCACAAGTCACTTTATGAAGATTTTAGGAACGCAAGCAAGGAAGAACGAGAGTATTTACTGACTAAATATGGTGGTATCAAGTGAGTGTAAAAAGATTTATGGATAAAATGCAGAAAAAAATCGCACCAACAGAGAAAGATAAAAAGTTAGAGAAGTGGAAAGGCAAACTAGAGACTTCTCGATTAGCATATTCCGATGTTTTAGAAGAAATTAAGCAGAACGAAATGCTTTATGAAGGTAGTAGAAAAGTTTTAAGCCCTTTAGATAACGGATATGCACAGAAGCAGGCTATAAATATCCGTAATATTTGCTACGAATTGGTTGAATCGCAGGTAGATTCTTCAATTCCTATGCCAAAAGTTACCGCATTAAACGAAGGTGACGAGCAGATTGCTAAAAAAATCGAAAAAGCACTGCAGAATAAGATAAAAGAACAGCGTTTCGGGGTTATGAATGACCTAATGGAACGAATTGTGCCCGTGCAGGGTGGTGATTTCTTCCAAATTGAGTGGGATAACGCACTTGGAAGACATAATTCAGTAGGTGATGTAACAGTTTCGGAGCGTCACCCACGACAAGTAATACCGCAGGCAGGCGTTACAGAGATAGAAAAGATGGATTATATCTTTGTTCTCTATCCACAGACAAAGGATTTTGTCAAAAAGAAGTACGGCGTAGATGTTTCCGAAGCGTCGGAAGACTATAAAGAGATACGTGGCGAAGTAGATAACGGAAATGCTACAGATATTGTCACAATTAACATGGTTTATTACAGAAGTGACGACGGAATAGGCCGTTTTACTTGGTGTGACGACTATGTTTTAGAGGATTTAGACGATTATCAAGCAAGGAGAACACGTAAATGTGTAGAGTGCGGAGAAGTTACGGACGCAGAAGAGTGCCCCGTATGTGGTGGAAAGAAGTTCCATATAACCAAAGATACCACACAGAGCGTTGATGTGCCCTATATGACAGTTCAAATAGTAGAAGGTATGGAAATCCCTACCCCTGCTATGAAAACCGTTGAAATCGAGAATTACGTGCCTAATGAGATACCTATTGTACTTCGCAGGAACGTTACAAGGATAAATTCTTTCTTGGGATATTCCGATGTGCGAGTTATCCGTGACCAACAAGAAATGATTAAGAAGTTAGGCTCAAAGGCCGCAGAAAAGACATTAAAGGGTGGCTCAATCGTAACCTTGCCCGATGATGTAAAGGTCGAGACAACAGATAAAGAGTTAAAGGTAGTTGTAATCGACAACCCTAGTCAAAAGGCTCTTATAGATGTTATCAATATTCAGCCCGATATATCGCAGGATTTAAACATGATGGCACTTGAATATGATTTTGCCCGTTCTACGTTGGGTATTACAGACTCATATCAAGGTAAATACGACGCTTCTGCTACATCGGGTACTGCAAAACAGTATGCAATCAACCAAGCGGCAGGCCGTTTAGAATCCAAGAAGACATTAAAGCAGTATTCATATTCACGTGTATACGAATTGATGTTCAAGTTTTGGCTTGCATACGCAGACGACCCAATGAATATTACTTCTACTGACGCAAACGGAGAAGCAATATTTGAAGTATTAGATAAATCCGAGTTCGTAAAAATGGACGCAGACGGAAAATACTATTGGAACGACGAATTTATATTTGAGACAGACCCTACAAGTACATTGTTAGCAAACAGAGAAGCAATGTGGAATCAAGCAGATTTGATGTTGCAGAGTGGTGCTTTCGGTGTTCTTGGAGATTTAGATACAATGCTTCTCTATTGGACTTTCAAAGAAAAGAATGGTTATCCGAACGCAGGAGAAGTAAAGAGAGCAATAGAAGAAAGAAAGCAGGAGCAGGAACAAAACGCTATGCTAATGCAGGAGCAGGCCGCTATGTTGCAAGAACAACAGCCACAGCAAGAAGCATTAGGAAATATGGGCGGTTTAGAAACTCCGCAAATTGGGGGAAATTCAGTTGGTATGTAAAAGTTGTGGGTGTGAATTAGGTGCGATTAAGTTACGCACCATTGAGACACCCGATGATAAGACAGTTATAGAACAAGACTTTGCTTGCAAGAATAAGCGTTGCAAAGAGTTCAACCGAGTTGTAAAGACTACACATTCGGAAATTGAGTAAGTTATACCGAAAGGTTTAACATAATTCGCAATCAATAGCGTAAAAATGAAGGGAGAAAACTAAATATGAAAGATTTGATTGAACTTAATCTGCAGTTATTCGCAGAAGAAGAAGGCGTGAACGAATCCGACTACGCCGAGTCGGACGAACAAATCGAAGACGAAACCGATGAAATTGAATCGGTTGAAGAAGAATCGGAAGAAGAAGTAGAGGAAAGTACACCCGAAGCGGAAACAGAAGATAATTCGCAGGATTTCAAGAACGAGCAGAACAGAGCATTTGCAAATATGCGTAGAAAGATTCAAGCAGAGCAAAAGGCACGTTATGACTCCGAAATCGCAAAACTTTGTGAAGGGTACGTCCACCCCGTAACAAAGCAACCAATTAGAACATTTGCAGAGTACAAAGACGCACTGTATCAGCAGGAGCGTATTGCAAATGAAGAAAAACTAAAAGCAAGTGGACTTGACCCTAAAATGATTGATAATGCCGTAGCAAATAACCCGATGGTTAGAGAAGCACAAGCGGTATTAGAACGTTCACGTAGGGAAAACGCACAGAGAACTTTAGAAGCCGAATTTAGCGAAATACAGAAATTCGACCCGAATATTACATCATTCGATACAATTCCAAACATTGATGTAATTACTAACATGGTAGAGCATGGTTACAACCTTGTAGACGCTTATAAACTTGTTAACTTTGATTCTCTTATGCAGAAGAAAGTAGCAGGAGCAAAGCAGGGTGCAATCAACTCAATAAAGGGTAAATCTCACATGGTAGGTGTTGATTCACTAGCACAAGACAATGATTCAACAGAGATACCTACAGATGTATACAAGATGTATAAAGAGATATATCCCGATAAAAGTTCTGCAGAATTAAAGAAACTTTACACTAAAACTTCAAAGAAATTAGGGGGATTTTAATTATGTTTTCATGGTACAAGGGTAAGACACCCATTGAAAAAGAACTTCCTGCAACTGCAACAGTAGAGTACAAACTTGGTGACGCACTTGCATATGGGCAGGACGGAACTATCGTAAAGGCTACGGGCACAACTAAACCCGAATTTATTTGTGCTAGTAATGATTTCACTGCAGCAGCAGGAGACGTTGTAGTAGGTCAGCTTATCGAACCCGAAATGGAGTTCCTTACATCACTTTCTGCCGCAGGCACATCTCTTAAACTTGGTAACAAGGTAACTATCCATACAGACGGAGCAAAGGTTACAGCAACAACCATAAATGGTGTAGCAGAGATTATTGAAATGTTTGGTACTGCAAGCGGTAGCAACGTATTAGTAAAATTCTAAAATAGGGGGAAATGAACAATGGCAGTAACATTTAGCAATCATGGTGGACTCAATGATGAAAACTGGAAGGTTATTGATACCGTACTTTCATCAGTAATGCAGGACACAGACACAGAAAAGAACAAGGACGACGAACTTGTAAAATCACTTTATGCGGTTAAGACTTCAAAGAAGTTCGGTGAGAAGAAAGGCTCAATGACAGAGTTTGGTAACTTCTCAATCGTTGATGAAGGTGACACAGCAGTAGAAGACGATTTACAGATGGGATTCTCAAAACTCATTGAACATTCACAGATGTTAAAGGGATTCTCTTGCACAAGACAGGCAAAGGACGATGGCGAAATCGACATTATGAAAACTGCGGCCGCTAACTTCGTTCGTTCATACAAGAGAACAAGAGCAGACTTCGGTACTGCGGCTCTTTGTGGTGAAGGTTCTACTTTCACATTTGGCGGTAAGACACTTGATAGAACAACGGGTGATGGAAAGGCCTTATTTGCAACTGACCACCCATATAAGAAGTCTATCGTAAGTGGTACACAGTCAAACGTATTCACAAACGCTTTCGGTACAGATACACAGATTCTTCGTAGACTTGCTAACATCGGTAGAAACTTCCGTAATCAGAGCGGAAATGTGCAGGGTTACAACTTCGATACAATCATCATTCCGGGAAATGCACCCGAACTTGAAGATATTATCAAGAGAATTATCCGTACAGACGGCTATCTTGGAACAGACTACAACGATGTGAACACACAGAAGGGTCTTTGGAAGTTAGTAGTTAATCACAGATGGATTTCCGACGCACAGAAGACACCTTACATCATCATGTCAAGTGAAGCACAGAAAGAGAAAGAGGCTTCTGTATTCTACGATAGAGTACCACTTGATGTAGCAAATGAAGTAAATCTCAAGACACGTAACCTTGAGTGGAGCGGATATACAAGAATGTCAGCAGGATTCTATACTTGGGACCATGTAATTCTTGGTGGTGCTTCTCAGGGTACAACTCTTTCATAGTAATCCATTCAATTTCATTTTATACCTCATCAACAGCCAAAGCCCCGTGAAAACGGGGTGACGGCTTGGTGGGAAGAGAGGAAAATATGTTTGCACCAAAAGATTTAAAGATTGGTGATGTTTTTACAGATGAATTTGGAGAAAAGTTTAAGGTAACAGAGATTCTTCCTAGAATTGGTTACAACGTAGTTAAAATTACAGACAGTAATGTAAAAACCACACCACAGAAAGAAAAAGAAACATCTAGCGACCTAGAAGATAAAGGAATAAAAGAACTGCAGGAAATGTGCAGAGAAAAAGGTTTATCTATAAGGGGAACAAAGGCAGATGTTATTGAAAGATTAAGGAGCAATTAAAATGTCTACATGGTACGATGTAAAACTAGCAACATTACAGAAAATGTTTGCGGCCGACTCAACAATTATTACTGACGAGTCTACTTTAGGTTATATTGCGGCAATGCCTTATGCGGCGAACGAAGCCCTTGAATTATTGGCAACCGCAGGAAAATACCTAGTTAAAAACGTTACAATCGTACACAATCCCGTAGAAAATATAATTGCTAATGCTTCTTCAAAAGAAGTGATACAGATACTCAAAGGAAAGAGAGTATTTGAAGGTGAAGGGGCACACTCATATTACATCGAAGTATCGGGTATTGGTAAAATCGAAATCTATGTAGGTGGAATCCTTACAGAAGAAATCGAAGTAGATTCAAATACACTTTTCACACAGTACAAAGGCCTTATAGGTAATGTAGACGAAGAAAAGGTGCAGATAGCAGTTATTACCGATTATCCAATGGCAGTAAGGAACGTAGCCCTTTATAGAGCGACTTACCCAACTGCAGACGATGTTCCTATGTTTAGGGATAAGATACCTTATTATATGCCCGATTTAGCAGAAGATTTTTATATGCTAGATATTCAAGGTATATTCTACACGGGTGCTTATTCCGATTACATTCAAGTTAGCACATTTTATCAAGAAGGCGACAAGACACTTGTACTTCCTTACGATATGGCAGGAAGTTTTACAGTGTATTATCTTGCATATCCACCATATTTTTCAGCAGAGACAGAAGACGAATACGAACTTCCGTTAGCACCCGAAGTGGTTGCTCTAATGCCTTTGTATATGGCTTCACAGTTATACAAGGACGATGATAACGGAATTGCAACATCATATCGTAATGAGTTTGAAGTAGCCTTTGAGAGATTAAAAAACAGTGCTAATAAATCAAGCATAAAAGAATTTACAAGCATTAGTGGGTGGATTTATGGCAACACAGTTTACAGTTCCTAGTTCTCCGAAAAGGACTAAATTTACAATAGAACAGTTTATAGGAGTAGACTTTACAAACAGTGGTACAAGTATGGACGAGCGTAGAAGCCCTAACGCTCCGAATATGATTAGACTTGTGCCTACTAAAGTGCGTAAAAGAATGGGCTTTTATACCTATCATCAGTTCGACAAGAGAGTGCCTATTTATGGTACTCATGTTTTACACACAATCACCGATAGCGAAGAAAGTGTAATAAATAAAAATCGTGCTTTAAGCACAAGCAGTTCATACACAGTACACACATTAACAGCAGGGGAGAGCGTTCTTTACAAATTCGGTACTCCCTTTTTTCCGATGCAGAGAATCTATTATGACTTTCATTATTCTCTTGCAAGCGGAATTGCGGCAATTAAGTTCGGTGACACATGGGTAAACGTAGAACCTTCCGCAGACGGCCATATGGTAGGAAGTGTGCCTTATAATCCTAATTCCGATACTGATATGTGTACCGAGTGCCTTGCAAAGATTAGTGCAGATGATACAACAAGTCTATCACTAGCATTGCAGATTAAAGACTTCTCTGTGATGTACGATATGGATTCATCATATAAGTTCGCAGTAGCACCCGAAGACGAAGGGAAGATATTCCCACTTACAAGCATAGCAACAATCAATGAAAAGAACGTTGCAAAAGTCAATACAAATAGCACAGTTTTTACATCATCAAGTGTAAATACTTCGGAGAGTATCAACTTTAATGTTTCCGAATTGCAGGCAGGATATAACTTCTTGCGTGTATTATTCACAAGTACAACCGCAACAACGGGAACAGACAGTGTAAAAGTAAACGCTTTATATACTGACGGAACAAAAATAGAGTTATATTCGGGCAGTACATTCACAAATAAAGACTTCGCAGTGATTATTCCTAGTAATTCATTAGGAACACCATTCTACACATTACAGTACGAATTTGTGCATACATCGGGGGTTTCGGAGACATTCACTGCTTCATTTAAGAATCTTAAAATCTATACCCTTACACAGAAGACAGAATATACAGAAGCAAAGACAATACGACTTTACCACGTAGGTACAGAACTCTATGTTGAAAATGCGGGAGAGTACAAGAAATTGTTTAGCAATATGAACGAGAAGAAGTCTTCGTCGTGGCAGTTCGCTTCATATATTTACATCGTAGATGGTAAAAACTATCTTCGTTACAAGGCAGGAGACGAATCCGCAACGGATATTATTGCTTCGGGTATAGGCACAATTCCAATAGTAACAATCGCACGTGACCCTAGTGGTGGCGGCACATCATATCAAGATAGAAACCTTATTCAAGCAGGATATGAAGAAAGATTCTTGGCAACAAATGGAACAAAAGACTATCAGTTATCTTATTTTCCTTTAGACCCAACACCCGTTAGTGCGGAAGTAATGCAGAGTGACGGCTCATTTAGTACGTTGGTAGAAAATACAGACTTCACTGTAAATAGAACAACGGGAGTAGTCACATTCGTAGTTGCACCCAATGAATCACCATTAGACGGAGAAGATAACGTATATATAAAGGCCTACAGAACTGCAGAAGGTTACGCAGAGAAAATCATGCACTGCACAATCGGAACTATGTACGGGGTAAATGGAGCGACCGACAGATTATTCTTATCGGGAAACCCTAACTTTCCTAATTATGATTGGTATTCCGAGATAAACGACCCTTTGTATTTTGCAGATACTTCATATTCAACACTTGGAAGTGAAACAAGTGCGATTATGGGTTATTCAAAGATAGGCAGTTATTTAGCGACATTCAAAGACGAGACAGAAGTAGAACAATCAGTATTTGTTAGAAATGGAGTTTTTTCCGAAACAACAGACGAAAACGGAAACACAGTAACAACTACAGTATTTAGAATAACAAACACCCTGCAGGGGGCAGGCTCTATTTGTAAACATTCATTCGGTTATCTTGAAACAGAACCTTTATTCTTGACCAAAGAAGGAATCTTTGCAATTACATCGCAAGACATTACGGGGGAGAAATACGGGCAGAATAGAAGTTTCTATCTTAACGGCAGATTGCTTGAAGAAGACAACCTAGATGAAGCGTACTGTATAAATTTCAATAACTATTATGTATTAGGAATAAACTCTCACTTATATCTTTTAGACGGGCTACAACCCGTTTCAACAGATAAATCTTTACCATATGCAACAAGACAGTATGTAGGATTCTATTGTGACAATATTCCTGCATATACAATGTGGGTAGACGAAGACAAGTTATGGTTTGGTACTACAGACGGAGCAGTTTGCGTGTTCCATACAGACGAAACCGCACTAGAATCGTACAACGATAACGGGCAACCTATATCTGCGTGGTGGGAAACACCCGACCTAGACGGAAAACTCTTTTATAAGAATAAGACATTTAGGTATTTGGCAGTAAGGCTTATGTCAAGTTTAGCAACATCTGTAAGCATATTCGGTAAGAAGCACGGAATATGGAGTCTTTTAAAGACCGACCATACATCGGCTAGATACTTTGCTTTTTCAAAGTTAGTGTTCTCAAAGTTTACATTTAGCGTTGATACAAGCGAACAGTTATCGCATACAAAGGTAAGAATTAAAAAAGTAGATAAGGCTAGATTCAAATTAGAAAATTCGGAACTGAATGAGCCTTTTGGTATTTACGATTTCGCACTTGAATATATCGAGAGCGGAAATTATAAGGGGTGATTAAAATGTCATTTACTAAAATTACAAATGCAGAAATGCAGACACACGGCGTAAGGGGATTGCCCGACACACCGAACTTATCCGCTTATGATATGCAGAAGAAGTTCGATGAACTATCAACAGATGTTCTTCGTCCTGCACACGATAGATTGGTAGATGAATTAGAAGATACCACGGCGGCAAGTTCAATCGGAGCAGAAGTTCCTACGGGTGTGGTAGCACAGAACAACGTACAATCAATATTAGACCGAGTTGGTCAATATTCCCATACTCACGAAAACATAGATGTTCTTAACAAGTTTACAGAAGACGAAGACGAACATCTTTTGTACGACGGAGAGACTATTGCTTCAAAGAGTTTTGCAAAAATCGTAGTAGGCGACAAAGAAATAGACGCAGACATTGACGATGTTCTTACTCTTATTGGCGGTGATAACGTTGATTTGGAAGTAGACGAAACAAATAAATCCGTCAAGTTTGAAATGGCACACGAAGACGAAAACGTATATATCAAGTATTCGCCTTATGCAGATGGTCACGATTTTGTAGATATAGCAACAACTCTTACACCTTACATGGGAATCTGCATAACATACGATACAATAGCACCAACTTCGGCTAGTGCCTACAAATGGATTCTTACGGGAATTGAAACACAAAATGTTCCTAAAATGACAATAAATTGGTCAACGGGAGAACTTGAATATGCAGGAACTACATATACATTCT